TGGCTTTGAGCATATTGCCAAAGCCGCCCATCTGATCCTTCAATTGACCGCCCTGTTGCATCAAAGCAATCAGGGGATTACCACCAGAAGCAATTTGGGTTACAAGGTCAGTCGTTTGATAGGCAAGACCGATCTTTTGTTGCTCGGTCATTGTGAACCCTGCTTTCTTAGCAGAGTTTGCTATTGCATCGTAAGCCGCAGCTTGTTTTAGCAGTTCATCCTTGTGTTTTTGTGTAGCACTTTGATATCTGCCGCTAGATATTTCACGCTGGATAAGTTCTACTTGGGTAAGGGTTTTCCCGTAATCTTCTGTAGCAAATTTAAGTCTAGCTAATTCTCTTTCTGCCGCATTGCTATCTGCTTTTATTTCTCTTGATAGCTTTTTATTTGCAGAAATAGCTGCATTGATGTCCTTTTCCCATTCAGCAACATCAATTCCAAGAACAACGCCTAGTCTGGCTAGATTACGGGATGCCATTATCTTTTCCTTCTACTCGGATTGTTTTTCCTAGCAATTCGTTCTGCCATGTTTGGAATTTCGATTTCCAGTTCTGCTTTTAGCGTATCCAATATTTTAGGGATGTTTCTTTCTACAGAAACGCGCAGGAATGGATGGGGTGGAGTCCTTGCATTGCCAAATTCCTGAGACATGGAAACAGCAGATGCTTTGGCAGATAGGACAGCAATTGCTACATCTGTATCTCTTACATAGTCTGATTTTTTATCTTTATCGGATGGGATTCTTGCCTCGACCTTTAAGGTATCGCGCAAGTGAGGGGCAATCGTTGTATCCGTATGCTCTTCATCGAATGGCTCACTCATAATCGCATCGGGGAGAGCAACATCCATTGCAGATTTAGCCGCCCGAACAACTGTACCTTTTGCCACTAGATCGGCGCGGTACATTTGACCCATCTCTTTCAGGGTCCGTTCAAACTCGGCAAAACCTTCAAGTTGAAACTTCATTCTTTCCCTTCAAATGCTTATCTGCCCCAGGCATTCGCTGCAATAGCGACATAAACTGGGTCTGCACCATCGCTGATTTTTCCTCATCAGTCGGGGGTGGACTGATGTAATCAACCATTGAGGGAAGTATATTCTGTATCTTAAAAGGTGTCGCCCTCTGTTTTAGCTTGCTGTTCAGGTTCCCTGTGGCAAACGCAGAGAGGGCAATCAAGACTGCCTTGTTCCCGATATAGCCATCCGAGAGCATGATTTCGAGGTTCCTCATGTCATCAGCCGGGACTTGATCGGGATACCCGCCATGAGCATAAATGTAGGCTCTGGCTTGTGCGCGGATATCCCTGACTAGTTTTTTCGACTATCTTTATAGCCTGGGGTAATTGCCTCAGTAATCTTTGCTAGGATTTCCATCTGGGTCTGGAGCGTCCACTCTGCCTCGATCTCGGCATAGGTGATGTCCTCCAGGCTACCATTCTCAGGCACTAGCAACTTGATAAACTCGACCATCCTTGCTTCCATCGAGAGGACGGTTTTTGCCAACTCTTTGCTAGAACGCCCCGCTACGATCACATCATCCTTGGTGCGCTCGATGCCATCGCCTTCCATTCCCTTGGTGATCTCGGCAAACCGTGCCTGGATGTCCTTTTCGGGGATGTTGTCAATCCGCTGTTGGATTGCATCCAATTCAGCGGTCAGGGGAACCCGAATCTTGAATTCATGGTTTCCCAGGGTAAAAGTCTTGATGCGGAGATCGGAGATGTCTCCAAAAGTGGAGGTAAGACGGCTCATTTTGCACCCTTTATTATCTTGTTAAAAATCGAATTGTTGAGATTGATCACATAGTCAACTATGTCATCAGGACTCATTTTATCTGCATGGCGTTTAGCCAATTCGTAGGCAAGATGGATTCCAGCAATTCTTTGCTGAGTGAATCCGAACCAGTTTTTTTGACCGCTACTAGATAGATTGACTATGTAGCTGAGTAGGTCATTTGAGTTTTGTATTGTCGTATTTTCCATGTAAAAAAGCCCCCGCTAGGGGGGGCAAAGGGGAGGAGAATTAAGTATTGTTCGACCAACCGTAGGAATTGCCGCCTGTCGGATGGATGGTAAAGATGAATTTACCTTCAGCCGAGGGAGACATATCCCATTGCAGACCACCAACGCGCCCGTTGAATGCGTATGCAACGGTATCAGTACCGTCATAAACAGCAATCACATAGGTGCGAATAATAGTGCCGTTGTAGCCGTCATCACGGATCAGCAACATGGCAGGATCGGCAGGATTCCAAGCAGAAGTCACATTGAGTGAAGTCACCTGATTCTGCGTAGTGATCTTTGCACCAGTACGCGCACCAGCAACTGCATACGCTGCCATCGCATCGTCAGAACCGAAAGCAGGGATAGCTTCCACAGGTACTTGAATGCCAGCAGTACCCGTACCACCAGCAGAAGTTCCAATAATGTCAGCCACTTGACCTGTCCAAGTTGCAAGTTGGGTATCAGTCAATGCGGTTGGCGTAGCGCCGTCCTGCATCCAGAGGGTTGCAACATATCCAGGCAAAACTTTATTGATAAGTGCCATTTGAGAGTTCCTTTCAGAATGAGTTAATCAATCTTGTTTTATGCTGGTATATCGAGGGTGCAATCTAGAAATATCTGATTTAGCCCTAATTCATTGTCATAAGAGTTGTATAGCCACATGATATCAACTTTTGCGACAAAGAATCCAGTTGGTCCACCAAATTGTCCAGAATACCCATGAAGAGATTGTAATATCAAGTCGCTAATTTCAAAAGCATCTGTAGTCTCTTTTGCAAAAATAGACACCTGAAAAATTGGTCTATCAATGCCCTTGTTATTTTGTGTTTGACCAGTATAGACAGGCTGATGAATATTTCTTAACTGCCATGTCAAAAACTTGGGTTGGGTAGCATAATTCCTGTTAAAAATTGAATACACAGGAACTGGCGATACCACGGAAGATAGTTGGTATTGGATCGCCTTGGCATAGTCAACCGGATTATTTTGGGTGGTCATACAGGCACACTAGGATCATTGCGATAGCAGATGAATGTCGCCTTCATGCGATCATTTGATTCCCGCACATCAGTAATACGCCAATCCCGATCCCTCCAAGTAATGCTGTAATTGTTCTGATTGTCCACCATCTGCTTGACATTAGGGGTGTAATTCAAGGTGATTGTGACCATATCAGAGTAAACCCTATATGCGTCAGTAATCCTCAAATTGTTTGCCACATCATGGATCAATCCCCTGGTTCTAAACCAGAGGTTTATAGCTGTCGTGTATGCGCCGAGATCATCCACACCGTTGGTGACGGTGTTTACCTCGATATTCTCATATCTTGTAATTGCCATTACATTACCAACGGTTTGTAGGGACGCAAAAGCATAGCCACTCCGTAAGGGATATCCCTAACAATACGCTCAGAGGTGGTCGATCTATTGTTGTAAATGTGGGTCAGCAACATCAATCCAGCCTGTTTGACCACCGGATATTGGGCAATAAAGCTGGCATTTGTGCTGTAGGTGACCACAATCGGATTGGCAACATTGTCATTGATTTCGTTGGGAATGTTGCTCAAAATGATCCGATTTCCTGTTGGATCGTAAGAATAGTCCGAACTGACAATGGTTACAGGGACAGTATTGCTATTGGTATAGCATTTGACCGAATTGATGACGATTCCGGTTTCAGACACTTCTGGCAAGTCAAGATAGACATTGCTATTGCTGTAACTGCCGAAATCGCCGTAATAGACCCGATAAGTAACCGGGAAGATCGTCAGACCCAGGTAGTCCTCAATTGCCATGCGGGTGGCAAGTTCAACAGAGGACAAATACGCATCCTGGGACTCATCCTCAAACAAGTTGAGTTGCTGAGTGATCTCATCAAGAGTTAGCCATGCTGTCGAAATATCCCTCGAAATCTGTTCAATTTTTGCGTAATTGAACGGTTGGCGACTATTCGCAAAAAAGGGAGAGAGTGGGATGTTTTGAACAGACATAATTCACTCCTTATGCATTAGAACCACGAACTCCTGCAAAGGGGTCACGCACAGTAGAAACTACGCGCTTTTCAGCATACATGGTCATAAAGCCAGGGGCAGTTTCTTCCATCATCTGGATGCTCATTTCTTCTACATCACAGATTTGCAGGAATCGGTTCCAGCAAGCCAGATAGACGGGGAAATCTTCACTCAGGTAGGGATTGGGAATGACTTTCCATCCAAAGATGCTACCAACAGCAGCAGACTCATCAGCCTCACCCATTTCGAGGAACAGGGGCAAGCCAGAGTTATCGCGCAATTCACGCAGAGTCATAATCATGGATGGGTTCATGTGCCATGCCACGCTATCCAATGCCCAGTATTGAGCAGGAAGAGCATTGGCAATTTCAACAATCCTGTTGTAAAGATTGCTTGGGCTTGCCGTCATGTCAATCGTAGCAATGCTATGAATGCCATTGGTCATTCCAGCGCCAGAGGTTCCAAAAGCGGAAGCAGCAGCGGTGGTATAGCTATCAAGTCCACGCAATCCATTTGTGCCACCAGTAGTGGTGGTAGTCGAACCCGTTTGGTCATCATTGACCGCCATCGATGCGGCTTCCACCTGACCGAATTCAAGAATCAGGTCTTCAATCAATTCATTCTGCAAGCCATTGATGTCATCGAGTGCAGCAAGGCGAACAGGCAATTGAGCCGTAATCACGCGAGTAGGTAGTTGCCAGAAATTAGTGGCAGTACCTGGGGTTCCTGTATTTGGGGTGAATGTGTAGCCCCAAGGATTTGTTTGGTTGGTTGCGTTACCAGTTTTGGCAACGAACTGGACCGCCGACACATTCGGGGTCTTGAGATTCAATGCGCCCATGCGAAATGGATTCGCATAACGCAGTTTTGCAAAGACATCATCGAAATGAGTGCGTCCACCAATGTCCAGACCCGATCCGGTGAGAGCAGATGCCTCACGCAAATCAATCTTTACCTTGCCACCAGTTTGAAGCGACTCTTTAATTCCGTCTGTAAATTTTTGGATTGCACTCATTTGATTTCCTTTGCGAATTGAAAAAAGAGGGAGGGATTTCTCCCTCCCACTTGATCAAGCACCCGTAGCGGTAGACCGATAGCGGATGATGGAGAAAGGATCAACCACGCTTGAACACAAACGCTTCTCACCATAGAAAGTTATAAATCCTGGTTGCGTTTGGTCGTATCTCCGCAGAACCATGTTCATGCGATCTACGATGGTGTGACCACGGCTCCAATCACCGAAATACATCGGGTACTGGCTAGTGGTAGCAGGAGTGCCAGCAGCGGTAGGTGCATCCACATACGCGTTGACAACCACATCAAAGCCAAGCAGTTTGCCAACGATACCGTCATAGACGGCAGGAGACATACGCTCGAACACCGGAGTACCGTTGTCATCTTTCAAACCACGGATGCCAGCCAGCATTGCGGGGCTGATCATGAAGCGGTTGCTGTTGCTCCAATATTGTTGCGGCA